GAAGGCTAAAGCTGAACAAGATTACTTAGCCACAATGGCAGAGTTTAGAGCCTACGAAAAATATCAAAAAGAAAAAGCTCACCAACAAAAAATTGACCAGTTAAAACTGGAAGCTATTAAAAAATATGGTAAAACTGCTTGGGCTGAAGTTGAAGCAACCAAAGCAAAAATGGAAAAAGATAGAGCCGATGAATTAAAATACATGGATAAAGATAGGCAGAAACAAATTCAGGTTTTTTGGTGGTGTATGACGGCTGCGGCTTTAGTAACATACTTTTTTAAGTTGTATAAGTAGATATGCAACCAATCATTTTTATATTCGTTCTTATAATTTGTTTTTGTTTAATGGTGATTGAAGCAGGAGTGTTTAAATAATAAACTGAAATGGAGGGTATTATGAATAAATTGCCAATAATAATTTTTATACTAGTTTTGATAGGATCATTAAGTGTTGCAATGTTAGAAACTTTAGCTAAATTTTGATAATGAATAAATCAAATATCAAACTTCAACATTATGGTGATACAATAAACGCCACTTGGTATTGGACTGATGAAAATGGTAAAACCATTTCACCATATATGGGAGATTCCGATATTGCTGAGAAATGGGGTAAATTATATAAAGAAGCTGTCAAAGAAGGAATAGTAGTTATTGATGGAAAACTCTATAACTCTAAAAACTAAATAAGTAATGTCAATAATTCATCCAATAGATTTTTGGGTATACCTAATGATCAACTGTCGGTTTTTTCCACACACACTTCTGAAACATACAAATGAACGAACTAATTTATGTCCTAGTAACAACTCATCTAACAATCATCGCAGTAACTCTATATCTACATCGTAGCCAAACTCATCTATCCGTTACATTTAATCCAGCAGTAAATCATTTCTTTCGTTTTTGGTTATGGTTAACTACAGGCATGGTTACAAAACAATGGGTAGCCATTCACCGTAAACACCATGGTATGACTGACCAAAAAGGTGACCCACACTCACCTCAATTATTTGGTATTTGGAAAGTTTTATTTGGTGGTGCTATGTTATACAATACAGCATCCAAAGATAACTTAATGGTCAATGCGTTTGGTAAAGGAACACCAGATGATTGGATAGAGAAGAACATATACAGCAAACATTCTCGTCTAGGAATTACTTTGTTATTACTAATAAATTTACTTTGTTTTTCGTGGTGGGGACTATTAACTTGGGGAATTCAAATGATATGGATTCCGTTTTGGGCCGCAGGTGTAGTTAATGGAATAGGTCACTATTGGGGGTATAGAAATGTTGAAACAAGAGAATCATCTAGAAATGTTTTCCCTATTGGTCTTATTATTGGTGGCGAAGAGCTTCATAATAATCACCATGCTGATGCTGGTTCTGCCAAGCTTAGTAGGAAATGGTTTGAAATAGATACAGGTTGGTTCTATATCAAACTATTAGAAAAATTCAGATTAGCTAAACTAAGCGTTAAATGAAGAACCACATCCACAAGTAGATTTAGCATTTGGATTACTAATTATAAATTGTGAATTAAACTTTTCTTCTTTATAGTCTAGTGTTGCACCTTGAAGATATTGAGATGATATCATATCAACAATTACCTTGATATTATCATTTTCAATTACAAAATCATCTTCTGTAATTTCTTCATCAAATGTAAATCCGTATTGATAGCCAGAACATCCACCACCTTTGACAAACATTCGTAATGCGCCATTAGGTAATTTTTCTTCTACCAATAAATCACGAACTTTATTAATCGCACTTGCAGTGATTGTTATCATGTTTGCCTTTGTAATTGTTTATTGCTGCCTTAATAGCATCTTCCGCAAGAATCGAACAATGAATCTTAACTGGCGGGAGCGAGAGTTCCTCTGCAATTTGAGTATTCTTAATTGTTGCAGCCTCGTCCAACGTTTTACCCTTGACCCACTCCGTGACGAGCGAGCTACTTGCAATCGCCGACCCACAGCCATATGTTTTAAATTTTGCATCTTTGATTATACCATCCTCTACTCGGATTTGTAATTTCATTACATCACCACAAGCTGGTGCACCAACCATACCGGTACCAACATTAACATCAGCAATATCCATTTTACCGACATTGCGTGGGTTTTCATAGTGGTCTATAACTTTATCTGAGTATGCCATTTATTATTTATGTTGTTTTTCTATACGTTTAAATTCTTCATCTTCAGCGATTGCATCATCAATGTCTTTTGGTTCAGGTGGCTCGGCACCAGTGCATGAACCTCCATTTTTAAACCATAACTCCATGGCTTGTTGACGATACTTCTCTAAATCGGATGTCATCTGCCTCTACCTGCCTTTCGCATGACAGTCATCTTAGGAACAAATGTTTGTTTTGGTTTTGGTGCTGATGGTTTCTTTGCTTTTGGAATAGTGTGAATCTCAATTGGTGGAACTCCACCTTTTGTCTTTGGTTGTGTCATAATATCTCCTTGTTGGTTGCGGATCCTGGAGTCGAACCGGGAACTGAGGATTATGAGTCCTCTGTGATACCTTTTCACCAACCCGCTATAATTATATATGTGAAAAACTAAAATGACTTTTTTGTATTTTGAAATCGTAGGAAAAAATTTCGGAGGCTCCGACTGGCCAACCTTTTTAGTAAATCCAGATTACTTCTGTAACAGGCACGACATAAGTTTCATTTTCAATTTTGGTCGCCTTGTTCCAATTCAACAGAACTGTGTCACCAACATTTACTTCTTCTACCTTATCACCAATGGCAATTACTTTTGCACGGTCTGGTTCTTCTGCTGATTTCAAAATAATGCCAGAAGAAGTTGCTTTCGCTCCAGCTATTCGTATTACAATAATATTATCTTTAGTTGGTTTCATAATTTACCATTCACCAGACCAATGTTTTATGTTGGCTTCAGCATAAAATTCTTTTTTTAATTTTTTCCAATCCATGTCACCATTACCTTTATAAATTATTGTATCGTGTGGAGGATGTTCTCTGTATGTTTTAATAAACGGAATCTGTTCCATATATATACGCATCTCAGCAAACTTCTCAACACCAGGATCCGTGTTAATCATTTCACCAAATAATACTGTTGTTACGGCGTGCATGTATGTTTGTGGACCCAAAAAGAAAACATTCTTATGTCCTTCATACCGCCTCTGTAATATCAATTCAATTGTTTTTGCTTGAATTGGATTTTTAGGTTCAGTCAACATAAAGTCTTGTGAGAAATCCCATTCTAAACAAGTTGGCAATACACACTTTATACCATCTATTATAATTTCTGATAATGGAATATTATAAAAACGGTCTATATCCATGTAGAGACCACCTTCATCATATAATTTAAAGAGCCTCCATAAATCTGTTTTCTCTACTATATGTATATCTTTAATTAAATTGTAATCTTTTTTATTTAAAACATTTCTCAGATATTCATCCACATCATTATCATCATGTACTATAACAGTCCAGTCAGGATTCAAATCAATTAGTTTGCGCAAACCATTGACAATGAGTGGGGATTTACTATCGACCACATCTTTAGTCTTCCAAGCAACGTGTGCAATTTTAGGTATGGAACTCATTATAAATACATGTATGAATAAAAATTTATATGATATCTTAGGCATTTCTAAAAACGCAACATTTGAAGAAATTAAAGCCAAATATAAATCACTCGCTCAACAACATCATCCAGACAAAGGCGGCGATCCTGAATTATTTAAGGAAATAAAAAATGCTTATGAAGTTTTAAGTGATCCAGTTAACAGAAAAAAATATGACACTACAGGCCATTATGAATTTGGTACAAATCTGCGTGACCAAGCTTTAGAACAACTCAGTCGTTTATTTTTCAATTTACTTCCAAATATTAATCCCGATCTTGATGATTTAATTCTTATCATGAAGAATGAAAGTAGGCGAGAAAAGTTAAACATAAACAATAACATTAATACCTGTAACGGTTATATATTCAGACTGAAAAAAATAATTAATAAGATTAAAAAGAAAAACGATCAAGGCGAAAATCTATTAAAAATGTTTGCCGAAAACCAATTAAAGAACCATGAAAACGAATTACAAAATTTTATACGACAAATACAAATTGTTGATAGTGTAATCGAAATACTTGAAGATTATCAATATGGTGATGTTACAACTTTAATTGAAAACTTTATGAATCCCTCTGATCAAAAATAATTCATTTTTCTTTATTTTTTCTTGCTTGACTTTTTACTTCAAGTCGCAAAAGCAAATCCACCAATTCTTGTGGCTTTAACATTCTACCCCATTTTGATGGAGTTTTGTCAATCTTTATTTTTTCATCCACAATTTATGCTTCTGCCTTTCAATGTATCAATGCGTTTTTGAATCTTAGCTTTGTCTTTTGGTCTACTAGACTTTCCTAACATATCATTAAGTTGATTGAGGTTTAATGGACCCAATCTTGGCTTGCCAGTTTTGGTCAACATAGGATTTGCTTTACGGGATTTCTGATTACTACCTTTAGTTGCCATGATATAGTCCTTAAAGAATTTGGAGCGGTGCCACTGCTATGCTCAGGTAATACAAGAGGGTGTCTTATATCGTGCTATCACTCACCGCATGAAACAATTATAACATTATATAGGTTGATTGTCAATGGTTATTTGTGGTATATTTTTCCAAGCAATAGGTTCTGGACTTAAAGGTGCATCCGGATTACGAACATCAGAAAAAACTTCCCATAACTTTTCTTTGATTGCAAATTTGGTAAACAATCCTGTGGATAACCCGTGTGCTTCTATTTCCCACGGTTCATCATAATAATCCATATTTTCGGTAATCCTTTGGCCTCTCCATCGAGTGCCAAACTCATTCATTTCAATGTAGGCATATTGTTTGATGTGTACCATCTCATGAGCCAATGTTTCCAATATGTCATGTGAACCTATAATTGGATTTAATTCTATTTGAAATTCTCTAGGTTTATTACTTTCATTATAATTTAAAACATCTGCGTAACCTAGAGCATCAAGTTTAGGGTCAAACTTGATTTGAACATAGATATTTTCCAACATTTTTGGTGTCATTAATTGTTCAGCATAAAAAATAGCCGCACGTTTTACAAACGGCCGAAAACGTTTCTTATCGGGACATCCGATTATACTGAGTTGCATCTGAGGTTTCTCCTGTGAAAACCAACTAATACTTCTCAAATATTTAGGTACTATCTACTTTTCACCAGGTGAAATTTGTTCTATTGATATACCACAATGATTTAAGAAGTCTATGCCGATGGTATCTCGATACGAATTGCGGTAATATACCTTTTTAATACCAGCGGTATAGACTTGTTTTGCACAATGAATACACGGTGCATGGGTCAGGAACATGGTGGAACCATCTCCAGATTCACTACTTTTGGCCAGTTTAGCGATGGCATTAGCCTCTGCATGAATGACTTCATCCTTGGTTTTGGTGATAGTTCCGCCATCTTCTAGGTATTCTACCACTTCTTCACATTCATTGGTCCAGCCAGCTGGCATACCATTATAACCGATACTAATAATTCGATCATCTTTTACTACGATGGCACCAACCTTTAATCGTTTGGCACTGGATAGTTTGGCAAATCTTTCTGCCACATCCATGTAAGCGTCAATGAATTTTTGTTTCACTACCAAGAACCATCATCAAACCATATACGAATTGTAATAGGTAATAATTCTAAAACAAATGCATCTGTTTCCCAAACTTCATTTGTTTTATTGTAATCGCAACTAATTCTCCAATGAAATGGATTTAATTTTAATGTGATATTACAACCTGAATATTTCAACCAATTCATCTTAGAATCTCTAACATGGGTTCGGGAATGCCAAATTGACTACGAAGATATTTGTCTTTTAACATTTCTGGAATCATTGTGTGTGGTTCTTCTAAAATGAAAGGACAAGGGCTACCCCATTTATTAGTGGCCAAAAATGATTTGAATATTTTTACATCTTTTTCACTTTTTGGATCAAATTTTCTTTTTTGATTTTGCATCAACTGATAATTTGTAAGAATGGTCATTTTACATATTCCACATTGTCTTTACGGAGATAGTGAACCACCTGGTTTTCATTTTTACTAGATGACTTCACTACAGGAATAAAAGTAATGCCCTCAATCTCTTTGGTTTCCCAATTTGAATAGGTGTAATAGATGTCTGAGTTCGTTTTTGAACGAACCTTTTTGAGAATGGCTTTACCACCAGTGGTACTGGTAATATAACCTGGTCTTAGATTTTTTTTCATGATATAATTATAACTCAAAATAGGGGGTCTGTCAAGATCCCCCTATATGTTTACCGACTTTTTGGATAATTCAACTGTTCCCATTCCTCATCGGTTACAGGCCACCAGTTCATTATTCACTCTTTTCTTTAATGGCAATCTTTTTAATGGTATCTTGAGCCTGCACAAGATTTTCTAACCATACTTTTAACATGCCATTTACCATTTCTGCTTGACCAATTTCAATTTTGTCAGCCAATGTAAATGAACGTGTGAAGTTGCGATTAGCGATTCCTTTAAAGAGGAAATTTTCTTCTTCTTTAAGTTCATCTTCTTTTGCAGAACCTTTGATAACCAATTTATTACCTTCAAGAGTTACTTCAATATCAGACTTGGCAAAACCAGCAACTGCCAATTCAATGACATACTTGTTCTTGCTTACTTGTTTGATATTGTATGGAGGATACGATGGAATATTCTTGGTAACATTCTTAGTTACTTCTTCAATATCTTTAAAGAATTTATCGTAACCAACGGTGAATGGATCCAGCGTTTTGTGAAAGTCGAATAGACTTGGTAATAGACTTGTAGTCATGTGTAATGCTCCTTAGTTAAGCGAGTTAATCAAAAATTGCGGTCTCATTGAGCCCCGCACCATTAGTATACTATTATTTATACAACTTGTCAATAGTCCTGTATTTTCTTACCAATATTATATTTTGGTACTAATTGCCAGTCGTCCTTTTCTTTGTGGGAAAGAATCTTAATCTGGCTGAGGAATATTGGTGGTGGGTTTTCAATCTGTTGTTTTCGGACAACAGTTACCAGACCCCAATCAGCCAATAACTTTACTATGGCATTCCTACGGGACAAGTCATTTTCAGTAATATCGGTTGGTTTACCATCTAAGGCAAACAACTCTTTGAAATGGACAATATAATATTGGCCTCTTTTGTGTAATATGTGACACGATTGGAATAAGGTTTGTTCTTTTTTTGAAGCTACTCCAATGCGTGTAAGTGTTTCACGGACTTTAAGAAAATCGTCATTTTCATTCAAAGTCACCTCAACTAAATCAGTAATGTTAATCATATTCCGCCTTTATCTGTTCTTCTTTTTATTTCAGCGATTTGGTCATCATTAAGAATTCGTAAAGCCTCCTTGGCCTTCTGGTTAGAATAACCGAAGTGGGTCTTTACGCAATCTATGTTCTTATCGGCCTCTGTTTTCTGCCACGGTTGAAATTTCCGTTTCATTGACCTGATGGTATTTAGAAGATATTGATATTGAAGGTCTTTTTCCAACTCTGGATAAAGGTTCATCTCGTTGGCATATAGAACACAATCCATATGATATGACAAGGCACGGTTGACCACAAAAGGTGTGTAATCCTTTGCATCAATGTCATCATGTATTACAGACTTCTTAGTTTGTAGTATTGATGGGATAATTTCTTTGAACAGGTCAGGCATGTCAATATCCTGATACAGTATACTTTTGTAACTCAGCCATTTCTTGTTCAGTCATTTTTCTAACTGGTTTTAGAGCTTCTTGTTCTCTATCAATTAGAATCATTTTACGACCATCTTTGGTTGTGTAGTTTCTTGTTTTAAAGTTTTTGGGTTCTACTCTAAAAATCCAGCCAGCCCACTTATCAGAATGTCTTGGTGCAGGAACAGAAACAAAATAAAGAACATCAACTGACCTACATTTGTTTAATTGATTTGGTTTAAATGTAAAAGCATTTTGCATAATAAAAGGCACTTGAGTTTTAACTTCAACTTTTTTATCATCAACCAACAAATCTTTTTCTGAGTCAAATTTATCAACAGAACTTTTAATTCTACAACCTTCTTCACTCAACATATTAATAATGAGTTTCTCTCCGGCTAGGCCGAGTTCATTCATCATTTCTTCTTTGGTCATGTTTTTCATTTGAACTCACAATCTACCATGATTTCAGTTAAACAAGCAATGAGATTGATTTCAGAGTCAGCAACAAAGGCTGCTTGATATTGATACTTAGCAAGAATTAAAACCAACTGTGGAACAGATTGTGGTTTTAGAGATTCATATAAACTGTCGTATAGTTTACGGAAGATTCTGGCTGGGTCATTGTCAAGATTGTTGGTGACCCATTTCCTGGCCGAGGCGAAGTCTTTTTCTTTGAGGGCTCGAAGTAAATCAGCAAGTTGTATATCACTAACACTAGAAAGAATACCTTTGTCAATTGTACCAGCAACCGAATATCGTTGAAGTTCGTTAAGAATTCTACGATTGTCTGGAAAGTGTTTTGTGATAATAGCTGCGACCACTTCTTTGTCGTATGTAACTCTTTCTTGTGAAAGAATGTTTTCAACTCTTTTAAAGAATTGTGCAGCCAGTTTTGGTTTAGATCCGTTGATTTTAAAATCGATAACAGAGCAACGGGAGTGGATCGGATCAATGATACGATTTTTGAAATTGCAAGTGAAAATGAATGAGCAGTTTGATGCGAATTCTTCAATGGCTCCCCGTAGAGCCGGTTGAGTCGAATTGGGATTGAGATAATCAGCCTCATCAATGATGATAACTTTACGGCCGCCCATAAGAGAAACTGATGAAGCATAGTTTTTAATTTTGTTACGAAGTACATCAATGCCAGACTCGTCAGAGCCATTGATGATAATGTAATCGCAACCAACCTCATTACACAATGCTTTAGCAACTGTTGTTTTTCCAACACCTGCCGTACCAGATAAAAGAAGATTTGGTATCTCTTTTCTCTTAACGAACTCCTGAAAAGTTTCCTTGAGCGCATCTGGAAGAATACAATCTTCTATTCTAGCTGGTCGATACTTTTCGACCCATAATAAATGTTCCATTTCACATACCTCATAATAAAATATACAACAAAAATACTAATCAATTTGTCCTTGTAGGACACCAACTACATCAATTTGTGATTCTTCTACAACAATATTACCATTTGTTAATCCAATAACTGTTTTACCTTTCATCTCACCATCAGGTAAAACAAAAACAACAACAACTCGTTTTGGATTAACAGCAACTTTATTTTGGCTTGTTGCGTCTGTAAAATATACTAACATAATTATCCTTCAAATTTAGATTCTTTAGATTCTGTTGCAATCCAGTATTGAATATCAACAGATTTATTTTTAAATGAAGCAAGGCCTTTAGAAGAAATTTCAACATCATAGGCACCAGGAATCATTTTCAGATTTTCGGTTAAGAATACCATCTTAAATTTCTTTCCGTTACCACTACCCACTTCAATGTGATTCGTGTGAGCAGAATCATCTTTTGCATTAAAGGTTGTCAAAACAATTTTATCTTCTTTTGACAATACGGCAATATGTGGAGATTGTAGAATGGAAGCACTCTTTAATAAGTCAGCCAAATCTTCTTTAGTCAAAGAAAAAGCAATATCTACTGACGGCAAAGAAAGTTCTTTGTCTGGTGCTGTGACAATCATTTCTTTGACTGTCTTACGATAAGTGGTTGACTTCTTAGGACCAAATTTAAAAATCACATTCTTATCATCAAAATCGATTTCTGTGTTGTCAAACATCGAATGAACAGATAAGAACTGGTTCAAATCATAAACACAAAAGTCTTGTGGAAAGTCATCTTTCAAAGATGCTTTGGCAAGAACAGTTTTGCCAGAGGACATGGTACGAATTGTATTACCTTTTTTGAATTCCATACCAGAATTAATTGAGGCAAAGTTTTTTAATACATCAAGTGTATCTTTTGATAATTTCATTTAAATCTCCATCATGTAAAATTTAATAATACTACATTCAAAAACATTTGTCAAGTTATTCTTTGGAATACTTAACATCATGTTCATACAAAAACATCAAGCAACACATGGCGTGTGCCAAATGGTGTTTGCCAGATTCGGGATCGGTAATTTCTCCTTCTTTCCAAGCCCACATATGCCGTTGCATGGCATCAAAATATCTACGCTTAGAATCAGGAACAAATTTCCAGTTATCAGGTTCATACTTCTCTGCACCAAAGGTAAGAATTTCTACTGTTGCTTTGAGTGCTAATGGTGGAACTAAACCATATTGTAGTTTACCACCATCAAACTTACGGCCACCAGTGGTTGCATTTTGAGAAGCTTTTACCTCATCGGCAATCTTATAACCAAAGGAACCATTCACATTACTCATTACATTTCTCCAACAAAATTAGCCACAGCAGGCATATCTCCTTGGAAATGATATGTACCAATATGTGATGTTTTCATCCAAGGACATAACCAAATTGAACCACCCATCTTACGCCACATCTGACAGAACATATAATCTTCTGACAGGTAACGATCTGATCCACCACCAACGATACTATCTTTTGTATCAATGACTGTATCAAAGAAAGCATGAATGTATCGTGTACCATCAAAATTGGCCTGACCTACATGGTCTGGTTTATAACGAATCATTGGGTATGCTTTTTCCATCTTAGCAAACACTTCACGCTTAATCATCATAAAGCCAGTGCCAATTTCCAAGACCTCTAGTGGTTGAGTTACTTGAAATTGTGCAGTACCTTTAACAGGATTAAACACATAATCACCAGTAACTTTTTCTAGTGTTTGTGCTTCAATATTAGGATTTCTTTCTAGTGCTTTCTTGACTGATTTCCACTTAATCGCTTTCTTAGGATAAGGACCACCTGAAACATCTTTGTCAAGTGCCAATAAAGCAATTACATCCTGTGGACTAAATGAGATATCAGAATCAAGGAAAAGCATATGGCTACATTCAGAACGATGAATAAATTCATCTACCAAATAATTTCTTGCACGAGTGATTAACGACTCGTTGAAAAGAAATGAAAATTTAATCGCTATATTATATTGAAAACAAATACCTTGCAAATCAAGGCAGGCTTTCATGTATAATCCATGATTCATACCACCATACATTGGTGTGGCAACAAATAAACTTTTTTGTTGTAGTTCTTCTTTTTTAATTGAAATTTCCATTTGTTCTCCGAGAATAAAAAAAGGGAGTCCTTTTTGAGGACCTCCCTACTAAAGCTTATTAGGCAGTATAACTAAAACCACCTTTGTATGCGGCACGAACCATAGATTTGGTTGGTTTACCCATACGATAGAAAGCAACTTTCTTACCATCTACAACTTTTTTGTTTGTGTAGATTACATGACCATCTTGACGGAGTTCGTCAATACGGGCGGTAACATTGGTGATGCCGAAACGGCGTTGGGCTTGTTTGACAGTAAAAGTGTTGTAACCAGAAGGTTGTTGTAAGGCATTCAACATCTTTTCTTTAGCAGATAATTTGCTCATTGTAATACTCCATAGTAAAGTTAATAAATCCTTGCCTTAAGCAAGTTCTCACATCATATCATTATATATGTGTGTGTGTCAAGCATATTGATGGTATACTTGTTTATCTGCCAACTTGTGGCAAATATTTGGCCTTGGTTTCTTCCCAAGACAAATAAATTAGGTCATCATAGAAAAGTGTTTCATGTGAAACATTGTTCTTTTTCTGTAATTGCCTAATTCTTCCTTTGGCATATTTGGTTTTCCAAATATTACTCAAAGCCTCTTCACTGGTATCAAACGACTTTACCAGTTTATCTTCTGTGATTTCTTTTCTCAAAAATTCATTTGTGTTATTATACAAAGGAGAGAAATAGATTCCACGTTGATGTTCGGTACGAATCAGTTTTTTCGGAATCTTTAATTTAGAATATGCATAATTTAAAGAACGATTTTTATGGTCACGCTTAAGTGGAAGTCCTTGTTGATTCTTGGCTTCCCACCATTCAAAATATTTACGAGTATCGTTTTCTTTAATCCAATCAAATACTAATTTTTTGGTTGATCGACTTGGTTCAAAGGCAACAGAACCTGAGGAGAATCCCATGGGTGTCCAATGTTCTAGTCCATCATACTGTGATAATCCACCAGCTTTAGTTTTGCCATATAATGATGTTGTGGTAACACCAACAAGAACATCACCGTATTGTCGTTTCCAATCTTTTTGAACTGTATCAGATAAACACATCAATGCCAATAATTTGCCACCCATGTAATTAAAACCAAGTGGTTGTAACGGAACGATTGTAGAGCCGATTGCCGTGTGATTAATCATGTGTTGTTGTGTCTTAACATCTCTCGACCATCCGATTGCGTTATCTCTCGGAGTCAAGTCCAGAAAGTCTGAGGAGATACAGATAACACCAAGATATTTACCTGTTACTTCATCAGTTAAAACATAAAATAGATTACGACCAATATTAGAATTGTTCTTCATTGTAGAAGAAAAGGTACGAATGGCATTCCATCTTTCGGCATCAGGACCATTTGAAAGAACCATAACAGGTTTTAATTTATCAAAATCGTCAAGTTCTTTTGGCATCCAGAAATTGGATTTAACTTCTTTAATTAGTTCTTCTTGTTGAGGATTAACCATTTGAATTTCATTACCAAATAGTGTAGATACCTCATGAACAGGATATCTCTCTTTCACTTCACACCACTTTTGATATAAAGTATATTCACGAACATCCATTTGTGAAGCATATGTTAAATCCTCAACAAGGACTTTTTTCATATGCTCTTCATCAATGTGTTCAAAGCCATCGGCAGGATTTTTATCTTGCCAGTCTTGCCATTGTTTTTCTACGAATTCAATAGGTGTTGCCATTATTTTTTAATCTTACTCAAGTTTTTTTTCATTTTGTTTAACATCTTAAAGAGTTTATCTCTTTTCTTCATAGCCATTTGAAATGCCAAAGGTTTAACACGGCTAGTATACACTATTCCATTCATATGATCAAGCTCGTGAAGAAAACAACGAGCAGATATACCAGTTAATTTGGTATTTCTAATCTCACCATTGAAGTCTTGGTATTCAACCATAATCTCTTTTGGTCTACTAATCTTTAATGAGAGTAAAGGATAAGAAAGGCATCCTTCGTCCATTAGTGCCATTTCATCAGACATACTAACTAATTTTGGATTAAAGAATGCCACATATTCATCGCCAGCACCCATTACAAATACTCGATGTTTAAATCCACATTGATTGGCAGATAACCCAATACCTTTGTTTAATTTACAAGTTTCTACTAGTGTAGATGCAAACTCATTTGGACTGACTGGTGAATTACTGAAATTGAATTCTGGTAAAACCTCATGAAGTGCTGGATGATTTTCTGGTACTAATGCAAAGGTTTTTACTTCTTGAATTAAAGGTTTGTTTTGTATCGCTGCTTCTGTATCAAATATAATTGTATCGCTCATTTTTCCACCTGACTAAAATTATTAATTTTTTTGAATTTAATAATTGACCTAAATTTATCAAACAATTGGTCACCCTTATGGGATATGACAAAGATGTTTGTGTCATTACCCATTTCATGAATCAACTTCAAAAACTCCTCTGTACCAACACCATCTAATGATGAATCAAACACTTCATCAAGAATTAACAGATTAGTATTGGTAGAATTCTTTAATTTGGCAATCTGTCGCCATGTAAACAATAGTGCCAAGTCAATACGCATCTTCTCACCTTCTGAGAAATTGGCATAACTAAACTCATCACGGTGCCTAGACTTAATTGTTTCTTCAAATGATTCGTTGATGTTGAAGTTTACAAAGAAATCCATGGCAGTCAAATACTTATTAATCAATTTATTCATGATAGGTAAATATTGACGAATAATCTTGGTCTTGATGCCAGTATCTTTTAGTAGGTTGCCAGCAAATTCATAATATTGTTTCTCACTAGCCAGTTCTTCTTGCTTGGTAATTAATGCAGCCAGTTCTGTTTTAAGTTCTTTTAACTTGGCATTTTCTTCTTCTAGGTTATCTTTACGATTAGATAATTCATTAATTTCATTTTGTAATTTACCAATAAAACTATTCACGGCTATAATGGTAGAGTTATGTTTGACTATTTCATTGTTGTGTGATTGTATGTGTTGAATTATTTTTTGTATGGCATCGATTCTATCACTTGTTTCAGCAATCTGTTTTGCTATACCTGTTAGTGCATCATTAACTTCAACTTTAGTTCCATTCAATGTGATAATTTGTTGTTCTCTAAATTCTTGTTCAATACTTTGTTTGCAAGTAGGACAATCACTATTATCATGATAGAATCCAACTTCTTTCTCAATTTTTTTCAGACGAGATTCCAGTTTAGATTCTAATTGAACCAGTTTGCCACTCTTTTTTTGCATGGCCATTTGATCCGATATCTTACTATTCAACACATCAATGTGTTTCTGAATCAGTTCAATGTCTTTGTTTAACTTCTTGACTTGTTCTTCTGAATTAGTAATATCTTTTTGTTTCTTTTCAATCTCGGCATCATTATGTTTTCGGTGCTCTTCAATACTCTGTTTCTGAAAATTAATCTTTTCAGATGTCAAATCCATTTCATATTTGTTTTTGGTAGAAGTATCTTTGATGGCAGCCATCTTCTCTTTAACCACACCATTCATGGATGAAAAGATTTGAATGTCTAGTAAGTCCTCAATGATTGCTCTGCGGTCTGCTGGTGATAACTGCATGAACGGAACAAATGAGGCAGAACCAAGTATCACCACTTGAGTAAATGATTTATAATTTAATTTGAGAATAAACTTCTCTAAGTGTTCTTGATAATCTTTGGCCTTGGCATCTTGGTCAACCATCACACCATTACAATACACCTCAAATGTATTTGGTTTGATGCCACGAATTACTTTGTATTGTTTTTTACCAATAGAAAATTCAATCTCAACAATACAGTCCGCTTGATTAATAGAGTTTGGTAACTGTGGTTTATTGATTTTACGAAATGGTTTACCAAAGAGACCAAAACACAAAGCGTCCAAGATAGTGGACTTACCTGCACCATTGTTGCCAATAATAAGTGTGTTTGGTGATTTGGTTAGATTGATTTCAGTAAAGTTTAATCCTGTTGAAAGAAAATTCTTCCAACGGACTTTTTCAAATTTAATCATGCCTGTTCTTGGTTCAATGCTTCAACATATAATTCACGCATTACTGTTTTCAACTTTTCATTGTCAATGTGTTCTTCTTGAATACCATCTACAAACTTATTAATAATTGTAATAGTATCTTCTGCTTGATTTATCATATCATCTTCTACACCTTCTGTCAAGTCTGTAAAATCTTCTGCAATGGTAACATCAACAGGATTTACATTATACAGGTTGTTCATCATCTTGTCAAACAGATAAGGGTTTGTTTTGTTGATTACCACCACTTTAACATAGGTATTGGTATACTTGCTTAAATCTTTGTTGGTAATCTCGGTGATTGATTCCACTTTATCATCATAAGTGATTTTGTGGAACATAACATTTGGATTCTTTACAAAATCAAGACTCCGATTGCTAAGGTCAAAAATATGAAAACCTCTAGTATCATTATAATCTTGCCAAGTAAGTTCATACGGGTTTCCAAGATAATGAATACCATCAGCTGAACTCCTATGATGATAGTGACCGCTAAAAGTAAAATCAAAGCGTCTGAATAATTCACGACTCAATCCATCCTGACTTGGCATACCACGATACATGGCAAAGCCGGCAATCTCAAAATGTCCCATGCAAATTTGTGCATCTGTGTCCGACATCTCAAAAATGGCATCGTTATGGTTTTGAGGACAAATCCAAGGAATCATGCAGATTGGATATTTTTCATTATCCAACCAAATTGTTTTTGGACTTGATATTACATTGATGTTACTATACTCTTGTAATAACAAATCAACCGAATTTACATCATTGGTATTTTTAAAATAAGTATCATGGTTTCCAGCCAACATATGCACTTGAATACCTTTGGCATATAACTTATCAAAGAACATCTCCCGTGCACGTTTGAGTGTAAAAAAGTTTACATACTTTCTACGGTCAAATGTATCACCCAAAATAAGAACAGTATCGATACCGTGTTCTTCAATAGTTGGAAAGAAAGTGCCAGAATAGAATCTTTCATAATAATCCAAAAAGTGGATTGAATCGTTACGAGCACCAAAATGTTGGTCAGTTATAATCGCAATTTTCATAATAAAGTTAATTCTTTAAATTGGCATATTAGGTGGGTGTGGTTGATTCGGATCATTTGGATCATAGTATTTAATTTCAATCACTGCTTCTGGTACCTTTAAGGTGCCTGTAAATTCTGTTGATTCTTTAAGTGTTTTAAACCATTTAGAAAATACCACATCTTTTTTTTCTGTTGGATAATAAGTTACTTTATACATTATATCATTCTCCTAAAAACTTTTCAAGCCCTTTTATTTTCTTTGCCGTTGCAATGTCTTTTTTTACCTTTCTTGCATCTTCATATGTTTCAATGAACTCGGCAATGTTGTCATATAATTCAAACTGTCTGGATGTACCATCTTCAAATTCCATCAGTTCAAATTCATCTAGTATACCCATTTGTTCTGTAGCCTTATACTTGACATACAGTTGTTTCTTCTCTTTAGAGATTCTCCGTAAAAAGGCAAAATAGATGATTTGAGTAAAGTAAGCAAATGGATTCTTTGATTTGGCTGGATCAAAGTTATCAAAGTATTGTAGGCAGTTCTCAATACCATCTGACATCATTTCATCACGATAGGTATAGTTTATGAAGTTGGGTTTATGTGATAAACCTTCTGCTATCTTCATAAAACACTCTCCAATATAATTTGGAATTGCTGGAGGTGTTCGTTTTTCTTTCTTTGCCAGTTTACAAGCTGTCTTGTAATCAACCAGTGCTTTGAGAAAATCTTCGTTATTAATGTAATGTTTTTGCTTAGCCATAAAATATACCAGTAAAAGTTGTTGACAAAAGGCTTGACAGAGTGTATAGTCCTCGGTGTTCCCCTATGAGATTAATATTTAAATCAATGTAGTGTTTGACCATCACCATCCTCTAGTGCATCCATAATATCTTCAATTTCTTCATCTGTCATTGAATCTGCCAAGTTCTTAGCTTTCAACAAATCATTAATCTTTTTGACAGTATTTGTATAGTATTCAGCAAATTCATCGTTGGGTTCAAATATTGTAAGCACATCACGAGAATTAATTTTGATTTCATTCTTTTTAATAAGCTGAACTGGTAACCAATGTGACATGACTAAACCACTCTCATGACCTTTTTGTACCAACGATACCGACATAGGCTCAGTAATATCATAATTTCCATTTGCTGAATCACAAATTTGACCAATAATATCTTCGCCATTCTTTAATCGAACTATTTTTATCGTATTCATTTTTTTAGTCCTATTTTATATATTTTGAATGGGAACTGCTCTTCTGTATAAATCTTAACTCGTTCAACAAAATGTTTTAATGTGAAATTCATATGTTTCTTATATCTTAAATCATCTGCAATGTCGTAGAGTATGGCTTTTTCTTTTCCTTCTGACTGTCGCAGTCCACGACCGATTGATTGTAGATTTCGCACTCTTGATTTGCTTGGGCTGGCAAAAATGATATTATGCAAGTTTCTAATATTGATACCAGTGCTAAAAGTACCAAAAGAAGCAACAACAATCGCATCGTTTTCAATCTCCATTATTCTTCGTATTTCTTCTCTGTCATTGGCATCTACACCACCATGAACAAAGAACACTTTTCTATTACCAATATTTTTGGTTTCTCTTATCATATCATACAGTATTTGACCATGCTTGTCAACCATTTGATATAATATTAATGTATTATTACCTAAGCTAACTGCAAGATTCTTAATAAATTTATTTCGATTTTCGTTTGCAATTAGATACTGTATTTCTTCTTGGTACGTTTTATCTTTTATCTGTAGGCACATTTCATCATCATGCTTCAGAACTAAACATTTAATTTCAAAATCTGAAACCTGCTGTTTATCAATTAGTTCTCTTGTGGTGATTACCTTTTTGACTGAACCAAACAAACCTTCTAATACAAGCTTGTGTGTTTTAGTACCATCTAATGTACCTGTAAGACCTATCCTATATTTAGCATTTATGCAGGATGTAAGTATTGTAGTTAAAGATTGAGCCTTAAATAGATGTGCCTCATCACCAATAATATAATCAAATTGGTGAAAGTACTCTTTTGAAAGTTTATATAGAGATTGCCATGTAGAAATGGTAAGTGGTTTATCAGTATCTTTTTCTTTGCCTTGGTAAATGCGATGAACATTGGTCATTTCACCGTTGTTATAATCACCAAAGTCTGAGTATAGTTGTTCAACTAAAGATGTTGTAGGAACAATGATAAGGCCTTTGAGGTTTTGATATTGATGTAACTGACGGAAGATTAGATAGATGATAAGAGATTTACCAGATGCCGTTGGAGAAACCAATAGCGCTCGGCGTTTTTGCATGGCGTGAATATAGGCATCTAATTGATGTTCTCGTATTTCAATTGATTCACCACGAGCATGAATGTTCAATGAATCAATAAATTTTTTGGCATGATAGACTGAATACTCATCTTCAACATCAGGCCTTGGATCACCATAATCAAATTTATAATTTCTTTCTTCACAAAACAATTCAATATATGGTAATAAACCAAGATACACTTGGCTTGTTTGTAAATTATACAATCGAATTTTTCCATCCCAAACTCGATTGCGGTATGCAGGAACAAATTGGTAACCAGGAACAAAAAAGGTAAAGAATTCAGATAACTCTTTTGAGATGTGTTTCTCACAAGTTATCTTGGCAAATACTTCATCTTTTTTAGATATTATAATATCATTGTCCGCCAATGAACTTCTCCCATGATATAAAATCTCTTAATTGCCATGTTCTTTGTTTCAGTTCATTCATCACCGATTCTAAAACCGAAACACATTCTTCATGGTATACTTTCTTTTCCAGCATCTTAATCAAATCATCATCGCCTTCTAAGTAGGCATTAATGTCGGACTTCAATACAAACTGAAATGGTTTCCAACCACGAGTTTCTAATTCCTCTTGGTCTAATCTGCCGTTATAATAATCAATCTTTATTTTCCGCAAACGCAAGTAATCAAAGTGTGCCTTTTTGGCTGCAATTTTGTGTTTGGTAAGGATGGAGAGGTACTTGTTGTGTAGAATAGGAATACGAAGCAGTTCTTTACCAGGTTCTGTCTGGTCCATTTCTGCATCTTTTTCCCAATACTTTAATACTTGTTCTAAATTTTCCATAATATTTTCAATAGTTTAACACCAATTTTCTATATTAACACACTTGATGTTAAATGGCAAGACTTTGTATTACTTAAACTGGTATAAATTTAAACTGGTCATAAACAAAAGTTGCATCAGCTGTAATAATATCATCAGCTGATTGTTTTGTATCAAAGAAGATATCCGATAGAGATACCGGAAACATATTGATAAACTCTACACGGAGAATTGGATTGTTTAAAGCACTCAATACTGTTAACGTGGCATCAGAATATTGTTGTTTGTCATTTGCCATATTGTTATATTGATTTTGTAAAGCGGTCTTTAGATTTCGTTCTTCAGTACCGTCTGGTGATGCAAAGGAACGAAACCAATCGTGTAGTTGAATCCATGATGTAGCATTCTCATTCACCAAAAAATTCATACTGAAATTGTTGTATAATATCTGGTTACCAGGCGAGTATACAGTCACACTTGGAAAGTTGATTGGGGCCTGTCCTACGCTGACTCCGGGTATGTTTACAGACTGGCAGAACCATGTTGTGTCAGGTATCCTACCGAAAGTCATTAGAAACTTTGTAGGTTGTAGATAGTTTGTGTTTTCGGGGGTTCTAGTTAATACATTCATACAAGTATTTAGGTCGAAAAAAAAGAGACCACCGAAGTGGTCTCTCTAAATGTCCTTCTTAACGAGGACTTTTTGATTACATCAAGTTCTTGACACCAAAAATACGATAGTACTTGTTTGTACGAGCATTCAAACCACCCGAACCAGCGCCTAGACCTTCTGCGAATGGGTTTGATACCATTCCGTAACGGGTCTTGAAGCCAATCTTTGGTTGGAATGTATACTGGTCTACAGCACGAACCATCTGGAGTGGAACGTATGGGCAATAGAACAAACCAGCATCGTATGGGCTAGAACCCTTATAACCGATGGTGACGAGTTCTTGGTTGCTTGTAAATCCACCAAAATATGGGTCAATGTAAACCTTGATACGACCGTGTAACAAACCAGCAAATGTGTTGCCTGTGTCATCTACTTGCAGATCAGCTTGGAGAGCAGGTGTATAAGATAATACACCAGCCATTGCCATAGCAGAAGCAACGTCAGACGATACGATTAACACATTACCTTTTCCTCTACGAGTTTGCTTAGCAATTACGTTAGCATCACGCTCGATTTGGAAAATTAGACCTTTGAAACGCTCAACTGACCAACGGCCGTTAGAGTCTGTATCTAAGTCAAAGAAACCTGCTGTAGTTGTACCAAACTGAGCACCTGGAACGGCAACAGTATAGATGGTACGAATAACTTCACGGTTGATTTCAGCGAGAACTTCTGTAGACAGAATGTTAGACAATTCTGTTTCAGCATCAAGACCATGAATTGCTTTCAAGTCTTGTGCGAGTTCTAGTGAATACTCAGCTTTCAATGCACGGCTTTGAGCAGTTACAGTAACTTTCTCAATAGAGAAAGCCATCTGACCAAATGCTGTGTTGCCGTCAGAACCAAGGTATTCAGCAGTAGCTGTTGGTAGGCCAATACCAGTTGTGTAGGTGTTAGCAGCCAAAGTTGCGGAAACAACAGGGTTTGTACCTTGGTCAGTAGAAGTTGTACCGGCGAAACCATATGGGTTACCAGCAGAACCTTTACCGGAGAACATTGTGTTCGCCTCGTTGTAGAATGCCTCGTCACCAGCTTGATTGATATACTTAGCACGCATTGCAAAAATCAAACCAGTAGGACCAGTCATTGGCTGAACGCCAGCAACGTCATAAGCGATAAGATTTGGGAGAGCACGGCGAACCAAAGAAATCAAGATTGGGTCAAAGTTTTGAACACCACCAGTTACGTTTGTAGGACCTGGATCAGCTTCGTTCAAAGCAATACGGTCTTGACGCATAGCTTGTTGTTGGTTTTCCAAAACAAGTGCTGTAACAGCTTTCTTGTATGGGTCTTTGATGGCTTCTAATTCTGGATGTTCCAGAACAGGTTGCCATTTCTTTTGTAGTTCTTCTGTCAAATACATTTTTTATTCCTTTTTGTTGTATTTTACTTCATAGTTTGTGAAATGGTTTTTGCATAGATATTAATAGAAGGATCATCAGAGATTACTTTCTCTTTCTTTTCTTCTTCAACCAATACCTCATCTAAAGCAGATGAATCAGCAACCTTAACATCAGACTTGAAATATGATTCTTTCAATGTTGATAGTTTGGTAGCAAATTCTTCATCAGTATTAAACTCCACACCTTCTGCAAGTGATTTCAGTTTTTCTACTTGAGTCTGCGTAAGGCCTTCACAAGCTGCGTAAATAGCCTCAAACTTTTTGTGCTCATTGAGTTCTTTTTTCATCTCAATAGCAGATTTGATTTGTTCGTTGTAAGCTTCTTCAAGTTCTTCAACTTTAGAAGTAAGTTCTTCAACAACATCTACCTTGTCGGCAGGAATGTCAATGTAATGTTCTTCAAACAAACCTTTTAATCCTGTAATGAAATCTTCAACGATTTCGGCACGGAGACCTTTTTCGATTGCGATTTCGTTGTCTTTGACCCATTCTTCAACCATGTAGTTGAGGTAGTCATCAACCTTAGCAGCCAAATCTTCTTTAACTTCTTCAATGGCGGCTTCAAACTGATCCATCAATTCAGCTTCGGCTTCAGCAATAACTTCTTCAGCACGAGCAATAACGGCGGCTTCAAAAATGGTAGTTGCTTTAGAAACAAATTCTTCGGAGAGATTTTCGCCTGTGAACAGAGCGTCCATATCTTCTTTCATTTTTTCTTTCATCTTCATTTTTTTCATCATTGCCTTATCTTCTTTTTCATCATCGTGCATTTTTTCAGCAATGACTTCTTCTTCGTCATCTTCGGTTTCTTCATATTGTTGAACACCCACAGAACCTTTGTTTAAAGGCATTTGGTTTTTACCAGTTTTACCTTCAGGTTGTTCAATTGCAACACCGTCAGATTCTTGTGGTTGACCTTTGAGTTTCTTCATTGGCTCAGAACCAACAGGAGGTTTTGCACCTGGAGGAGTTGCTGTTGGTGTGCCTTTTGTGTAGTCGGGATTAGCATCGGTTGTTTTGAGTGGCGTGTGACCAACATCTTCTTCACCGGTGCCATACGCTACATCACCGTGTAGTCTGGCTGGTTTATCTTGGCCACTTTGTTTACCAGAAACATTACCCGAAAGAATGTCTTTAGCGGCTTCGGACAGATTAAATTTTCCCATTTTAAAAATCTCCTTGATTTATATTGGATATTTATATTTAAAGTTTTTTGACGAGTGATTCCCAAATGCGTAGGCTTACTTTCTCTATATCCGCCTTAGAAGCTTCTTGAATCACCTTCTTTGCTTGAGTATATTGTTGTTCAGTCCATACACCATTTATCATCACCCATTCTTTGCCTTCCATGATACCTTGAACGAAAGCATTTGGAGCAGAAGGATCTGCTACAATATCCGCCGCTGTGGCTAGATGAAAATCATCTTGAACTACGTTAACACCATTAACAGATTTAAGAGAACCCATACCACGAGAGGACACACCAATTTGTGCACCACCTTCGATAAGACTCTTAACTATGTTACCCATAGGTGTGTCAAGAATTTTTGCTTTGCCTATCCAATCGTTACCTTCTTGACGGAGACCCACAACCATGTGTGAAACTCTGTCGAGATTGATAGATGGAGTGTCTGGATGACCCAGCTCACCAAAGGCACGGTTTTTATTAATATATTGTTCTGTGTATCTTTGCACTTCTTTGGCCATGGTCTCTTTGAGATATTTACGGCCATTGCGGTTAACCACTTCTGCTTGAAGAAATGGACCTTCGATGAACAAAGTTTTCTTGCCGTCTTTTTCTTCAGCAAGATATTGTAATGATTCGGTGACTTCTGTTATTAACTTCATTGTAGCCCCATTGCTTTTCGTTTTCTTAATGTCATCGTTCTTTTTCGTAATGCTTGTCTTAATTTAGAACGCCTTTTAAACTTAGAACGCCGTGCCGCCATTTTACGGCGTCTACGCTCTTGTGGTAACATTCTTACGAGCTTGCCACCACGAATTGTGAAACCTGGTACGGCCGACTTCTTAACTCTCCGTTGAACTTTTCCTGCACGAAACCTTACACGAATAAGTTTAGTTCTTCCCATCTTTTGCACATTGGCTTCAGATAGTTCTTCTTCTTCAACTTCAAAATCATCATACATTTCAGCTGCCAAACGCAATTTGACTTGGTTAACTTTCTCATTAACCAAATCTTGTATGCGTTGATTCAAAACTTCTTTTGCTTCAACTATTTTATCCTGTAATAGTTTAGAAACAAAATCTTTCATTACGGTGTTATACCATAAGGAGGATAGTTAAATGCAGCAGGATCAGTAAACTGGCCAGAACTATAGAATTGATTGTTTTTATGTAACTCAATAATTAATGTGTAAGCAGCATTAGCGGTTGTACCAACAGTAACAATAGAAACATTACCTGTAGGACCAACAGCATTGTTTGTTATTGCAGGCAATTGATATTGTGGATTTGTATCACCAGCACCAACACCTAATGCATAAATTGTGGCATCACTAGTTGTGCCTTGCCATTTTAATTGTAGGTGACCAACTTCTGCATCAACATTATAAATTACACGAGAAATTGTAAATGCAGAGTTAGCAAAACCAGTAGCCGTTGTATTGCCTGTTTGATATAAAGCTCCGTTAGCATTCAAAGCACCAGATAAAGACCGTGGGTCAATAATAACTGTTAAGTTTTCATTACCGCCAGCGGCATCAAAAATACCAACCCGTTTAATTACGGTGCGTTTTGTTGTATCGACTAAAATTTGTGTGCTATTTGATGTTGCCATTTTTTATTCCTGTTTGGTTATTCTTCTGTTTCTTCGTCCATGCTGCCCGTTGAGGACCATTGCATGCCGGTATATGGAACGGTTACATATTTATTAATCTTATCCACATAGTAAAGAGCCACTCTCTGATTACCAGGAAACTGGCGAATTGATTTGCGTTTCATAATCAAAACAGCAGGAGGATCCATAGGCATACCATGGTCTTCTTTTTCATTCAAAGAGCGTAGTTCTTTAAGTGTTTTCACCCGAATTATCCTCTGGTTGTGTTTCTTCTTCTTCTTGAGCAAACATATTCTGTGCTACTGCTTGTTTAGCTGCACCTAAATGGTTCATTACACGGTCATGAATATCAGCGTATAATGCATCACGCATTTCTTTAGCATTATCTTGTGCTGCGTAGTCTATAATTTGTCTTGTATCTGCCATTTTATCTCCAATTTAAATATTTATAATATCTGTTTCAATTTAACAAATGTACCAGGTGACTTTTCTTCTTGTGTCTGATTCTGTTGTGCTTCTCTTTTTTGCAATTCCATTTGGTGCTCTGCATCAATTGGATTCATTGGTTGATTTGGTACTTGTGCCATCATTTGTTGTTGTGCCACATCATTCATAACACCAACTGGTAAACCCATACCAATTTCTTTTTCTTCATCAATCTCACCTTGCATTTCTTTAATTTGGTCATCTGTCAATCGTAATACATTGCGTTGAATCCATGCTTGTGAGAAATAACGACCTGTGTATGGATCTACAGCTGATAAGAGAGATAATCTTTCTCTTATCAATTCAGCATCTTTGAGTTCACTAAAGTTATTGTCTTTAATAAAATCATAATAAATATGTTCTTTAAACTGATCCCATTCGTCAGCGGTACAGATACCTTTTAATACACATTGCACACGGAGTGCCTGATTAAAGATATCAGAAAACTTGTTACGCAATCGGTCAACAAACTTTGCAAACTTTAATTCGTCACGAGTCACTTCTGCAACACGACCAATAGAGAAACCTTGATTTGGTTCTAATCGTGAAATAGGTACACTTAATGAATTATATAATTTCTTTTGAAAGTATTTGACATCTTCCAATTCACCTAAGTTTTGACCACCAGGTAATGTAGTAATCTCTGTGCCTTTACCGCCTTCACGGCGAGGCAACCAAAAATCTTCCATCATAGATAAGAATTTACGGTCATCACGGACTTCACCAGTCTGTGCATCATAGACCAACTTGTTTTTATACTTGACCATAATATCACGCAGATATTGTTCGGCCTTTAATTTAGGTAAATTACCTACGTCAATATAAAATATGCGGCGCTCAGGTGCTCGTGAGATACGATAGATAACTGTAGCATCTTCAATCATTCTTAATTGATTAAGTGGTTTGATTGCCTTGTGTAGGTAAGATAACACCACAGCACGGCGAGAATCCATCAAGCCAGATACAACCGAAACAATAGAATCTAGTGTAATACGAACACCAACAGGACCATAATTAGAAGAAGAACCAGATACTACTTTATCATTGTAGATATAATATTCATTATATACATCTATAATTTCTGCGCCTGTTCTTTCATCTTTTTTCTTTTTAATCTCACGCACTTTACGAAGTTTGCGTGGATCAATATATCGTAATTCTTTAATACCAGCAATTGGATTTTCTTTATCTATAAGCACATTATAATATAACCTGCCGTCAATATAATAACGGCGGAAAATATCTTGAGCCATATGCTTATAATTAAGTAAACGCAATATGGTATGAAACTCATCTTTGATTGCTTTTTTAATTTTTTCTGGTTGGTCTAAATCATCCAACACAATCTCAATAATTTTACCATCATCATCTTGCACAATGGCTTCATTCATAATATCATCAATCGCCGATTCAATCTCTGGTTGCATAGCCATCTCACGATAACGAGAGATAAGTTCTACTTCATTTTTTGCCGTGCCATCTAGGTCAACATATGTACCATAATATGCTGCCGAGGAAATAGTTAATGCGCCATCTTCATTATTTGGTGGCGTAAAAGATGGTTGTGAAGCTTGCTCTTCCTCGTTTTTTCTACGAGAAATCTCAAAACCAAAGAGAGAGAATTTATTAGTGGCTGCCATATTTTGTAATTTCCAATTCAATTAAACATAAATGAGGGACCGAAGTCCCTCAAACAAAAACATATTAGGTAGTTGTATTTGATTCCCAATATTGGAAGGCAAATGTTGCTGAATATTCTTCAATTACATCATTTGAACCCCAATCTAAATCAATTGGTGCTACATCAAGTGGGAATACACCTACAAACTTATAAGATTTCAATTCGTTACCAGCTTTGCCGTATTGCGTTACAACTGCATCAACGGTATAACCAGTTGGATTAACCGCTCCAGTATTACGCACATTGGTAGTATGACTGTTGATTGCGTTCATCCATGATTCGAGAGAGTTACGAACTACAAAGTCCTCGTCATTGATAATCTGTAATGTCCAGTCTGTGAAGGTACGATTACCAGCAAACTTCAGTTCACGGCCAAAGTAAAACACAGGCACAGTACCTACAGTAGAACCTGGTAACTGTGCTGATTTTGCCATGAATGTTGTTTTCTGTGCAGCGGCTGAGCTGTTGGTTGCGACTGTTGGGAATATTAAAGAGACCTGAAATAGATTTGGACGGGCACCGTCACCAATCATATTTGCTCTAAATTCTGCTACATTGAATGCCATTTGTTTTCTCCTATATCGTGGTTATTTATTAAGCTGCACCAACGATTGTTGTGAAGTCAACGCCAGTCGCAACTGCAACAAAATTCAATTGGATGAAGTTGATAGAACGAGCAGGCTTGATGTAGATGTCACCAACAAACTGATTAGAATCAATAACTTGTGGTGTATTATTTGTTGTATCACAAACAACACGGAAGTCATAGATACCACGGCGACCTTGAACATCTCGTAAAAACGGAGTTATCAATGCTACAAACTGAGCACGAGTGAACTCATCATTAAATTCAAACAACGAAAACTGAGCAGCCTGAGAAATTGATTTTTCAAGAACAATAAACAATCTACGGACATTGATACGGTCAAATGCAGATGGTTTGTTTTGTAAAGTCTTGTCGCCAAATAGAACAATGCCTTGACCTGGAAACGACACAACTGGATTTATGCCTGCTGCATACATTACATCTCGTTGAGTTTTGTTTGGATTAAATGCCAACTTAATAGCATTTTTAATTTGGCCACGGTTAAATCCAGCTGGTGAAAACCATGGATCACGAACTGTATCAGTATTAACACACAGACCAGCCACATCACCGTTTAATGGAATGTAACGATATGCGTTATTGTATTTGTCGTACATATATTTATAACCAGAGTCAGCGACAACATAAGAACTAGTACGAGCCAAACTTGCTAACCAAGCTTGAAGGCCTGCTGTTGGTGTTGTGCTAATATTATCAATTGCTGTTCGAGGAGGCGAAATAAATGCCACACAATCTTTGCGTGAATTAACAATATTATCAATTACATATTGTTGAACTATTGTATTTGCATTGCCAGTTAATACTAATGAAATATCAATTTCTTCTTTGTTTGCAAATAAATCATATGCAGTTTGAATGTTACCATTAGTTGGAGTAAACTCTGAACCACCAGCCAAAGTAATTGTTGGATTAGTTGTCAATACGGCAAAGTTTGTATTGGCAGCTGTATTATCCCAAGTAGAATTTGTTGTTGCATAGTTTACTGGATCAGTTGCATAGACGTATTGTGAGTTATTAAAAATAACTTGTTTATAAAAGTTTGATTCACCATTAATGCTTGCATCAGAAGCTTTAGATAAAAATGGATAAACTTCTAATACTGTACCTTGTTGACCAGTAAATTTACCACCAGCATCAATAACAACAATATGAATTTCATCATTTGCACCACCAACGGCTGATGCATAAGCTGAAGTACCAGGAGCAGAAGTGAAATAAGAACTATATGACCAGCTACTAAACAAACTCGTATTGGCACAAACAGCTACCGATAAAGAGTTTCCAAGTACACCTGGATATCTGGCCATAAATGCACCAAAGAGATTGTTGTTATCTGTATTTAAATAGAGATATTCAAATTCTTCTTCATTAGGAATTTGAAATGCTGTATTTGCAGCTGCATTATTTGAATTAGTGTTGGCGGCCCGAACAACACTTAAATTATTACCATATGATAAGAAAGAAGCTGCTGTAAAAAACGAAATTGCTGAGTTTGAATCTGGTTTACCAAAATATTTGATTAATGTTAGTTCATTGTCAACCAGAATGACTTGTCGTGCTGGACCCCACGAGAAGTTTCCAGCATAAGCACCGGCCGTAGTTAGAATCGAAGGGATGACTGTTGTTAAGTCGACTTCGGAAACATTTACGCCTGGAGAGATTTGAAACGCCATTTTATTCTCCTTGAATTATTATGTGTTCTTGGCAGTTAAAATACCATACTGATATTTATGATTCATAGGATTTACATACTCCTAAAGAAATCTCTAGTGTATTTTCCATAAGTATCACCACCATCTGCCACTTCCCATACATCACCACCTTCCACTATGAAATCAGTCTTTAGACCATCTTCTATAATGGGCGCAGGTAGAACTTCTTCATCTAGTTGATTCATGTTTTCCAACTGAATCTGTTTTCTTAAATCATGATTTACTATTTCTCTGAAGTATTTCTGTGTAGTTGCCCATGCAAAAATCACCAAAGTCATTGCCATATCATCATTGGCACCATCTGCAGCCGCAAATGATGTCTTATATTGCTCAAATGTGGTTAACTCTGAATAGGTATCAAAGTCATTAATCAGTAACTTATCACCTTCAATCAAAGTCTTGAGGTTAGAACAACCTACAGATTTTACCTGAGGTGACATCTTTAGACCCATCTGCACACCACGAGCAAATCCAGCAGATAGTTGTTGTGGTTTCTTATTACCAGTAAAGACTTTTAATAGGTTCTCATACTCTAAATCTGAATGTATAAAATCTGCCACCTGTGGATTGTTGTTTATTTCTACCAAAATATAGGCGTCATTGTATAAACGAGCTGCATTGACAATCACCGTTGGAAACAATATGGGTGAAATAGATGAACTTGAATAAGTAGCAACCTGTTTATAGGGTGTTGTTGAAATATCTATCACAGAGAAAGCTGAGGAGTCTAAGTTTTTACCTTCTGATACATCAACCGAAATACAATAGATGTGGTCGGTTAGAGAACCATTGACACCCTCTTTGATAGGATGTTCATAAATTTTTATCTTATCGTGTTCTACAATCGGGTTCATGTACCTCAATTGTTGTAGTTTATAACCAGAGATAAGAGTATTAGACGAACCTAAAAATTCAGTTTCAAACTCTTGTGCAAACTGCCGTTCTGATGTGTTGCGTATGGTTTCTTCTTTCCAAGCATCGTCACGACCTGGTACATGTGACCAATGAATTTCAAAGTTTTTATAATTGTTTCGACCTTCTAACGAATCCATCCATAATTTATAAAACAAATTCATACCATTTGGTGTTGAAACAATGATAATCTTTGAGGACTTACCAGATGAGATTACAGGATAGACTGAGTTAAAGAACTCATTGGCAATATTGTTTGGGACGAAAGCGAATTCGTCTAAGAATACAATGTTAAACGAACCACCTCGGATTGCTGAGGAACTGGTGGAGGCCGCAATAACTTTAGACCCGTTCTCTAGTTCTACGTTACCCTTGTTCCATGTCACCACGCCTTGCTGGAGCCATTGTGGTAAATTCTCGTATGCCAGTTGATACTTGGCTAGAATATCACGAGCCAAAGAACCTTTGTTTGCCAGAACGGCCACATTTTGAGAGTCGGTAAAGATAGTTGACCAAAGAAGATAACCAACTGTTGTGGTAGTTTTACCAACCTGACGAGGACATTTGGTGATAACGAAACGATTATCTTTGAATAGATTAAGCATTTCTTCTTGAAATGGCCACATATCAAAATTGATTAGGCCTTGGTCCACGTTTACAATCTTAATGTAGTTCATACAGAAGTAAACTGGATCTTTAGAACACTTTACATATTCTTCAATCTGTTCTTTGGTATACTGATGGTCAACACCTACCTTTTTAAGTAGGGGGTTATCACGGTACGAATCTTTAGTGTTCATTGAAATAGATGTTCAATCTTTATTTTGGCATGAGGTGAATTTTTGTCATCATGGTAGTTGGTACCAAAGTGTGTAACCCATGTGTCGGAGAAATTATTTAGTGGTAACATATGTCTGTGACCAAATCCTATTGGAATGTTTACAAACATATTGCCTAGATTGGCTGATTCACGGATACCCCATGAACCTTTTTGGCCAAAAGAAAAGTAATCTGAGTTAATATGTTCTTTCACCAATTCTCTGTCCATAATAAACATACCTTGATATGGATCCGATAATGAAATAAACTTTTGACCTTCTACTGTAATTGTTGGCCGATGCCTTTGTAGGTGTGTACAATCTAAAGAATATACTTGGCCTTCTGTATCTTTTTGAACACGGTGAGTGGCAGGTATAAAATTTAAATTATTCTTTAAAAATAAACTTCTAGTTTGGTTCCAGTAAAGAAATGTTTTCTTTTCTACTTCAATGTTACCTTCAAGGTATGCAAAGTGTGTATAGTCCGATTCAAGAAACTCTGGCATATACTTCTTATGTTCCCATGTGTGCCAGTATGGATGTTCTAAATCTACAACATGAATAGGTAAACTAGAATCAAAATTAACATTGCTGTTAATAATGAGTTTGATGTTTGGTATATCAGATAAGGTTTTTATTACTTGTTTAAACCGCTCTAATCTTTCTTCAACATAATAAAAACAAACATTCACCCAAAGTTTCATTCTTTTCCTTTAAGGAGTTTATTGAGTTCAGCAGTAGAACCCACAAAGATGGCCTTATCAATATTGGTGCCAGCATTCTTTTTCTTTTCTTCATCCATATCACGCATTTGTTTCTGTATATTCAAAAGTTCTTTATTGGCATCTACCATGTTTTTGAGTAAAGTTCCATACACTTCAAATGCTCGTGGATGTTGGCCTGCTTTGGCAATGTTTAGTATTTCTTCCATGGCTTCTTGACCTTGGTCAATAATACCTTGTAGGTTTTCTTTTGATTGTTGATAGGCGTCTGTGAGGTCCTGTTTCAAATCAGGCTCATTATACTTGACTAATACTGTAGGAAGTCTTTCTTTTTTTTCTTCTGGTATTGGTGCAATATCAAAAACATCTGCCAAGGTTTTATTCAAATCATTCATATATTAGGATATTCAGTTATAACCGTATTTGCTGTCCATGTATTAGCAAAAGCCACGTTGGCATTTGCTGGGTTTGGTGTTGTATCTATTTGTACCCATTTATCTGGTGTAGGATTAAAAGAAGTAAATTTATAATTAGCACTGCCACTTGTGGATTGTATAGGTAGGTTAGAAACAAAATTACCATTAATATTTTTTAATCGTAATAAGTTGTTATTAAATGAAACTACTTTACCTGATGCAATCGCAAGAGGTGCAGAGAATCCCTGATAAACCGTTTCACCAATTTGATATGTACCAATACCTGAATTTGGGCTCATTGTGAATTGAACTATATCATCTTCTGTAATTTGATTGTAAATAGATGTAATTGAGTGAGTAATTAATCCCGTACCAGAATCATTTATTTTACCAAAAATATAACCTTTGACGGTAAATGAAAGTGTCCAAATAATAACACGAGTATCTCTTTCATAGTTACCTTCATAGTCAATATCTTGTGCTGTTGAATTAAGAATCACGGGTATCTCTTTAATAATACCCATTTCAGGTATCATATTAAGTTTCATTGTATAGTCTGGTGTGAAGTATGAAAGAATATGTTCAATAACCTGTGTACCATCTTCAATATTTCTTACATACAAATATAGATTGAAATCAAAATTGTATGGTACTGGATTGTATTGTGAAATTAATCCTGCGGCTGTCTGTGTAAATTGTTTGACATTGGTGTTTTGTTTACGGCTGGCATCATAGTTAAAACCAAGTAATTCAAAAGACATTCTTGGTAATGTAATTTGTGTTTTCTTGTCTAAAATAGGATCAGTTTCTAGACGATTAACATAATCTTCTTTTGGTGCATACACAATTGGCACAATCATTCTTTGCGCTTCTGAGTAATCTGGATTGTATCGAACCAATGTGATTTCGTTGAATAGGTTACCAAAACCTATTACATATTTACGAAGCGCACGGTTATAAAATATGTTAGCCATTAGATACTACCAAAAGGATTTGTTTCAGAAAAATTAACAATCGAATTTGCAGAGTTTTCAATAATATAATTATCATATGAATCATCCTGCACAGAATCTTTGAGTGGATCATATGATGACAATCTATATTGTGCATTACTTGTGGCGCCAACAATTTTAATTGAACCACCTTCAATAAATTCACCAGCAATATTAGATACTAGTAGTGTGTTGGCTGTAGCGGTATTGGCACTTCGTACCCATGATTGTACAATGGCCACAGCAGTTGCGTTAGCTTGTGTATTGGCTGATGATTGATATACAATTTCACCATACTGATAATTGCCTGTTCCTACACCAAGATTGAGTTCAATAGAATATGTGGCTTGTGAGGCTGATTCATCAATTTCTCGAACACCCGTAGCAATAAGTTCACTAGAAAATTTGAACTTCTCTAAATGCAATTCATAAAAATAAGGTACTACACGACCTAATGTATGAAAATCTTTATCTTGATCTGTAAAGGTAATCTCATATAATTCACCTGTACCATTTAAAAAAGGCACATACACCAAATCACCTTCTCTTGGCCGAGTAAATGTATTCTGTGGAACTCGTTGAGCAAATGACCTTTTTGAAACGATAACTTTGGTGTGATTTTTAATTTCAAGACCAAATTTTGAAAAGAATTCTTTTTCGCCGGTATAGTTGAGTGCTTCAGATAGATAAAACTCAACAGGAAATGCTGATTGAAATTTTTTAACTGGATCTTCACCATACAAAAGGTCACGAGCAACATCGTTATCATTAGGCAAATAATATCCATCAAAACCCATAATCTTTATGGATTCGACAATTAAATCCTCGACTAATCTTTGTTCTTGAAAGCGAGAATTATAGTTATTAAAATATTGAGAAGTAGCCATTGTGCCGTTAGTTCATAAAGAATTCTAAAACGCCACCATAATTATTTTCCATATCTTTTTCAAGGTCATCAATTTCTTGCATAGCCTCCTCAAAGATTTTATCACCATTTAATACGACACCACCTGGTAACTGTATACCACCAAATTTTTTAAGGTTTTCTCCCCATTGTCTTTTGACCAATGCGGTCGCATATCGTTTTAACCAACGGTCGTCCCATACTCGATTGTATACATTTGGATTAATAATAGTATAACAATCAACAATAACTGGTTGACCAACTGGAGCTTCTTGATCACCCCATGCCCAATCAACAAACAATTTTTCTGTGTGTCGTTGATAACGAATTGGAACTTCACCAGTAAATAACTGCTCAAGCATTCTTAGATGTTGCATGGTCATGGTATAGTTGATGTATGATGCTGAAGTAAAGTCATACAACTCATTCAGTCTTAATTGATATCGCAAGTCAAACATATTGATGCTTGATTGGGAATCTTGAAGTGGAAATATACGAGTAACACCTACAACCTGTGTTGCAGCATTAGCATTATCTCTCACATCACTTAAATCAAGATACTTATTATCGACATCTTCTTGTGTAATTTCGTGGATGTAATATGTTTTTTGTAAACCATCAAAGTGATAGTCTTGAAAATATTGTAGAGCATCGTCTATCCTATCAGATACTTGGTCTGGATCGACATTTATTTCTATGACTGGAAAACCAAGTTTTCTAAGGCAATAGTCTGTAAATTGGTTTCGGTTAGTAACGGTTGCCATGTTGTCCTCAACATTATAGATATCCTGTATTTAGGTGATGAGGATATTTGGTTTGTCCATTAAAAGAAAGCTGAGAGTATGTCATGACAAAAAAAGTATTGGATTAACTTGATGTAAAATAGAATCCGTTTTGAGATCCATAAACATTGGACCAACTTGTTGATGCTCCTACTTGAACAGGACTGGATCTAGCAATTAAATTGTTAGATCCTAATTTACCGTTAGCTCCGTCACCCCATGTCCATAAAGTACCATCAGTTTTAATTGCGCCTGCAGCTCCATAACCGCCGCCACCAGTTAACCAAGTTGTTAATGCTCCTATTTGTGTTGGACTGGATCTATTGGCTGTATCATTTAATCCTAAATTTCCGTAATAATTTTGTCCCCACGACCATAAAGTACCATTAGTTTTGAGAGCAACTTGAAAAGTGCATCCTTCCGCTAATAACTTAGACCAGTTTGTGTCTGTTCCTACCTGTGTTGGACTGGATCTGTAATTTGTATGATTAAGTCCCAATCGGCCACCGAGGCCTCGACCCCATGCCCATAAAGTGCCATTAGTTTTGATTGCATAAAAACCCTCATAACCACCAGCAATTTCACTCCAATCTGTTCCTGTTCCTACCTGTGTTGGACTGGATCTATTATTTGAGGGAGAGTCATTTTGACCCGTGGCTCCATTAGTATTACTTCCCCACACCCATAGAGTACCATCAGTTTTGATTGCACCATTGCCACTACCACTTCCTGATATTTTACTCCAATTTGTTCCTGTTCCTACTTGTGTTGGACTGGATCTGCGATTGCTGCTACCAAAAGCATTTTGTCCAGCTTCACCAAGATCATTAGATCCCCAAGTCCATAAAGTACCAGTGGTTTTAATTGCTGCAAATCCACCACCACCGAAAGAATTTATTTTACTCCAATTTGTATCTGCTCCTACTTGCACCGGACTACTGGGAAAACCATTAAATGTACTATTGTTCTGACCCGCTTCACCATAACCATTATTAGTCCATGTCCATAGTGTGCCATCGGTTTTTATTCCGGCACCATTGTTTGCAACTTGAGCGTGTCTGGATATATCTTGCCAATTGTCTGTTCCTATTTGTGTTGGACTGGATCTAGATACATCTGATCCAGCAGATAATCTAGCATTTGGACCAGTAATATACAGTAATCTTGCTGGTATTACGGTAACTGTTACTTGAAATGTTTTTGAAGAATCTTGTAACTCAGCATCAGTTGCTACAACACTAAATGAATAAGTGGTCTCAGCACCAATAGAAACTGTACCAGAGAAATATCCATTGGCAGCTAATGAAGTACCAGCTGGTAATGTAGAACCTGCCGCTACAGCATATGAAGTAGCACCAGTAGCACTAAGAGTGACATTAAAGGCTGTATTTGCGACTTGATTGGATAAAGGACTTGAAGTAACCCAAGCTGGGTCTGTTGAGTAAGTCAAACCAGAAACTTTGATACCAACACCACCATCAGGATTCACCACATAGAGATTGTAAGATGCAGCTGATTTCGTTGGAACTTGAACTTGTAATGTTGTAGAATTTACAAAGGTAACCGCAGAAGCAGGTGTTGTATCGATAAGTACCGTTGCACCAGACTGAAACTCGGCACCAGTAACAACAATGTAACCACCACCAACGTTAACGGCAGTGTCATCTAATGTATAATATAAACTGTTGGCTACGTTAGCATAGAGAACTTTAGGTGCCAAGGTTTTGGCGAAAGCGGCTGTTGCTGTATTACTTAATTGTACTGTGTCAATTGTGAAATTGGTAATCTGGTTGCCAAGAATTTTTGTGGTCATTTGAATCTATCCTAAAATAGTGGTGATTTATACTATATTTATAAATCATCCACATTTGGTTAGACTCCCATTTGCTTACGGATCTTGGTGGCTGAGATGTCGGTGATAGACTTATCAAAGGTTTCCTGTTCAATTTTGTACCCCACATCACGACCATAGGTGATATTGACGATATTAGGTACCACTTGAATCTCGTATTGGCCTTGATAGATTGGATCTAAATCTCTACGGATATACGATTTAACCTGTTCAATCGCAAACGGATTAGAACCTTGCCATCCTTGGCAATCTCGAATTTGAATGACTACTTGACCAGTTTTGGCAATGGCTCGGTCAAACAATGCTCGGTGACCTTCATGCCATGGTTGCCAACGACCTAACATTTGAACTGTTTCTTTCTTCCAGTCAAACACAGGCCGCCTACGATTTTCAATAATGTGATTACCAACAAACTCAGCCCATTTCTCTGCATTTTGTTCTGTAACACGGAAGTCATATACATCTGGTGGTACAAACATTTTATTCGTATCTTCATAACGACCAGCTTCAATTGTATCAACCCAAATTGTCCAATCGGCTTTGAAATTGTTTCGCATTTCTGGAATAGGTGCCACGAAATCACAGATAAAATAATCACCACCAGCTTCAAATGCAAACTGTGCCATTCTTAATGATTGTCGAATACGTCCTTCTTTAGAGAAATCCCAATCATTGAATTTCTTACGGACATCATCAGCATTGAACCAAGTTACTTGAGCACTAAATCCTGTGATGGGTAACATCTCACCATAGTCAGCTCGTTCACCATGTTTTTCTAGGTAATTCTTGAGGGCTTGTGCTAAGAATGTTTTGCCAGCACCAGGCAGACCCATGATTAAAATCTTTTTCATATTTGTTCCTTAATAAAATTATCAACTATTGCCAATGAAGAACTGATTGCCATGTCCATATCAATATACACATATAGACCACACCTACCAATAAACTGGACTTTTTCGTTTTTTATGTCCTTATACTTATTATATATTACTCTGTTTAAACCTTCTGAATCTTTTACTGGATAATATCGTTCATAATTATTATCTCTATAATCACAAGGTTCTTCTAATGTATATTGTTTACCAGAACCATGTTTAGGAAACAGACTCCAGTTTGTAATTCGTGTATACAGTCCATAGTCTGTAAAATTAACTACTGCTGTTGGCATATTAAAATTTACATGTGACACATTATGAAACTTAATAGACCTGTAAGGTAACTCACCATAACAATAATTATAATACTCATCGATGGCCATGGAGTTAAACACATAATCATATTCATCTTCCATACTTTTATTAAAAGGAGTATTTAAACACAACTTAATATTTTTATGGTTTAATATTTTCTCAAATAATTTAGTGTACCCATTTTTAGGTAAATATTGGTACTTGTCATTTGGAAAGTACAGTTCGTTTAAATCATTTCTTACTTTAACACGATTCAATATTGTATCATCAATTTCATTTGGTGGCAAGCCCCACATCTTTGTGGTATAGGGTACATAGAGTACATCAAAAAGTTTATTACCTAATATTTCTTGTGTTTCTTTATTAGGTGGTAGAGTTACAAACTGGCCTTCATATAGTGCCTTGACTTTGTGTTGGTAAGGTACCCATTCGGTGTATTGGGACAACCATTCAAATACTTTTTGATTGTTGGTATGAAAGATGTGTGGACCATAACGATGAATACGAACACCATCAATTACTTCATCATAACAATTGCCACCAACATGTTCTCGCTGGTCTATGATTGTAACATTATAGTCTTTTTCGGCCAGTTCTCTGGCTATAACCGAACCTGAGAATCCTGTTCCAACGACCAATATGTTTTGTTTTCTTGCCATAATTTAATTACTTCTTCTTTTGTTACATAAAAAGGTATGTCCATTTTATTAGACATATGTACCACTAAAGAACCCATTGGCATAAACATTTTAAATTCTGGTTTATTCCACACCGCAGAGATGGTGTTGCCTTCCCAATGATGTTCTTCTTCACCAATAATTAATAGTTTATCAAAGTGTTTTTTATACTTTTTAAATATCTTAGCTTGAATCATAAACGATTCTTGTGTAAACCATGTCGTTCTATAATATCTATGCTCTGTAGGAACAACAAAACATGGCCGATAGTATGTGTCATTGTATGGGTTCTTTGGATGATAATAAAGTTGATTGAAATCTTGTGGAAAAATACCTACTTCTAATCCAGTAATTGACGAAAGATAGTTCCATGATTCAATCATTTCCTGAATGGCGCCAGGAAAATGTAGATAGTCATCTTCTACGATATACACCAAATCATCATCAGGTAAATTATAAATGTATTCATAGGCAACTTGAACAGAGTGCCTAGATTTTTTCTTGGCAGATAACCCTTCTTGGTTTCTTGCTGGCAAAAAATCAATTGTTACATAGTCGTGTGGATGAATTAGTTCTTTTAGTATATCTTGAAAATCAATAGAAGAATTGTCATCAACAATATGTAATGATTTTTCTGATATATCTTTAAGATTAGTAATAATAGAATTCAAACATCTTAGAATACATTCCGATTTATCAACTATTCTATCAGACTGTAAAGAGGTTCTATTGCAAGTCCTTAATACAACATGAATCATAGTTTTCGAATCGCTGTTTGGTAACCACCAGGCAATTCAAATACTTCTAATTTATTCCAATAACATTGCATGAAATTATCTACTGCCATTTTAGGTGAGTTGCATGGGTTACTATCTTTTCTCCAAACCATACTGTCATCAAATAACATTACACCACCTTTATTCAACAATTCAAATCCTAAAATACAATCTTGTAATACACCTGGTGCTCGGTGATCTCCATCAACATAAATGAAATCGGCTTTGACACCACGGTTATACAGGTCAATTAATCCATCAAAAGACTTTTTATTAATGAACTCTACCACACCTTTAGGTTCAAATTCTTCTAGATTACTTAAAAACATTTCTTTAGTTTGTGAAATGTTTTCTTCAGGCAAGTCATCACTATGGTCATACGGGTCTATGGCATAATGTTTGTAATTTGGATTTTGTTGGTAACAAATACCAGCTATATTAAATGTACTATCACCTTCAAAACAACCTATTTCAATTGACACTTTAGGAAAACCAATTGAACTTGTTATGTATTGAAAACTTCTGATGGTGTGATCGTGGAATCTTACTGTTAGTTTCATGTTTGTAGGGTATCATTTCGAATTGTTGAACGACCTTCTAAAGGTCTACCAAGAATGGTTGTTTTAAGATTACCATCTTCTTCCCTTTCTTTAACATCATATGCGTAAACACCCATTTGATGAATTGGAAATATGTCAGCTCGAATGATAATATCTAGTGGTGCAGTAAGACCAAACTTAATTACATGAGCAATCATATTCTTTGCCACCGCAGGATCAATTGCATACGCATGAGCCCTACAAATAAAATGATAATTTGGACCTTCTGAAGCATGTGTAGGTGTTGGTAGAACTGGCCAACCACCGTTGACCTGTTCATTATTACCTAGATATGCGATTGAATTAAATACACCATGTTTGAGATATGGTTGTACCATTACTGCATCATGCTCTAAGATTACCAATGGTTGGTCTTGTTCAACACATTTGGCCCACAATGAAACATGGGACAATGCACAAGCAACCTCACCTCTGGTCATATAGTGGTCTGTAACTTTAATCATTTTCATTACAGAACTATTTTTGGAATGTTCAGGCTCTTTGATACGTTGAGAATAACTATTATATGCATCCCAATACTCATAAGGCATTTTTACCTGATCACAAGATTCAGCACATCGTAAGGCTACATCTTCAGATTTTTTATTACCTTTAACCCGAATGATGTAAGCCTTATCTACATCCATATTATACGAAAAAAACAAAGAATTCATAATAAACTTTCAAAGAATTACATTAGTGCATCTACATCCTCATGTGTAGCGGCTGCATTAACTTGAATAACACGAGCATCTCTAGTTGACTTGGCAGCTTCAATTTCAGCTTCGAGAGTAGAAATCTGATCAGCAAATTCTGGCATATTACGTTTCATCTGTAATTCATTTTCTAAACGCATTACTTGAAACTCAGCTTGACCAATTAAAGAACCTTTACGCTCATCAACCGACAACTCACGCTTACTCCAAACAATCTCAACTGGATTTTTGGTAATATCAAATGAATGTGTTGTGAGAATTTCACGGTTAGGTGTGAGGTCAGGAGTAATCTCTACGGCTGCACTCCAACCGGATTGACCTTCTGGTGCTGGTGTATCCCAGCAATCTGTTACTTGACCATTTTGAACTCGAACATTATATCCTGATCTTGTTGGCATTACTATCTCCTATTACTGTTTAAAATTTTGTAAATCGTTTTTAATCTGATTAAATGGAGCAGACCACTCTCCAAAAATCTCCTGACGGTACAACTTTACTGAATCATACCAAACTGTGGTGTTTCCTGGTGGAGCCCACAAATAGTAAGGCAATTTAGGTACTACAATCCATGTAGGTATTCCCATGGCACCACAGAGGTGTGCTACAGAGGTACATGACGTGATAATCAAATCACACGATGCCGCTGCTGCTCTGGTTTGTTCCCAATGACCTAGTGGTACTTCTTTAACCCAATAAGGTTTAAATTGGGAGCCTTCATCTCTTTGTAACGAAATAAATTCCGCTTCTACATCATCTAAGGCATCAAATAAATTGGTTGGTGGAAAGATCCGATGCTGTTCATGTTCGAACTGTGGATTACCTTGCCATCTTAAACCAATCCTAAGACCTTTGTGTGGTTCTACTGACGGCTTATTTATGTATGGTTTTCCTGATATGTCTTTGTATTCGTAACCTAATAGAGGTATGGTGGACATAGATGGTGCCCAATAATCATGAACAACACCATAGACGGCATCACTTTGACAGACCGCCACAACTCCCTCTACATCACGGAATAGTGTTGCCAACGAACCGGAACAAGCCACAATCACTTCTCCAGCAATCTTTGCAATATCCCTTGCGTAACGAACTCCGTGTATCTGGTCGCCTAATCCACCTTCTAGATTTAATAGTACCGTTCCTTTAGACTTGCCGTCCCACATTGGCATGGGTGACCTTGGTGGTTCATTACCAAAAACACTTTCATCACGACCACGGAATAATAACTTTTCACCTTCTAAAAGTTTACCTTGTTGCATTAGATACCAACCACGATTAAAGGCTGCACGATTGTTC